CGGTTACCGCATTTTTAATATATGCTCCATAATCGCCAGACCCATACATATTAATCGTAACTGTATTATAATACTTACCGTCGGTCCATTTTTCTTTTAATGTTTTATTAATTGTATAACACTTGGATCTTTTTGAACGTGGTTGTTTATTCTTTAATAAGTTTGACGGAACCGAGTCAGAGACACTAAAATCATCGTTTGCTCTATTGGCATCAAGTTGTTCTTGTTCATACGCATACATGTTTTATTATATATTAATTATGTGGCTTTTCTTTAAATGAATTTATTATTATTTGTTTTATTTGATTTCTGTTTTATTTGTTATTTGATTTCTTGCATTCATCTAATTCATTTGTTAGAGCCTTTACCTTTTTAAGCAGTTCATTAATTAAATATGTTTTATCAGCTAATTGTTTTTCATATTGCTGTTTAATTGTATCTATTTCTACATTTGCACTTATATTTGCACCTTGTTTTTGATAACTTGCCATTAATTTTTGTTGAGCTTCTAACATTTTATTGTGATCTTCCATGCGTCTATTGCGTTCCTCTTCCATCAATTTCATTTGCTCCATAAGCTTGGGCTTGTGTTCTGGCTTGCCTGGTTCATATGTTTCCAATAAAATATTCATGTCTCTCGTATAAAACTGCTTCAAAATCGGATCAATAAAATAATCGTCGACCTGTAAATCAGTCTCTACTGTTTTTGTTAGTGCTAAATTATCTAGAAGCTTTTCTTTATTCAATGAATTATGTTTATGTGAAAATACAATGATAGATTTTAAACTATCCAATTGTTTCAGAGGAATAGTATAGTTCTTGAGAAAATGTTTCTCTTCTGCTAGCGCATTTTCATTATTATAGCTAGTTTCTTTTAATAGCTCCTTTCTGAAGGCAAATGTTGCCGCGGTAGAATGATACTCTTTATACGGTCCGCACTTATACATTTTTTGTCTGCTGTCAAAATATACATACATTTCACTACATCCGGCGATCAAATATGTTGGATTATTTTGCAACGTTTGCACTGCATGCATTATACGATCAGGCGGATAATAGTCATCGTCGTCCATATAAATAATAATATCGCCTGAGCATTTATTATGCATTAGATTTCGTTTTCTACCTAACAACATCTTTTCTTTGTAATAAGTGTATTTCACTTGTTTAATGTGAGTAACTAGGTCTACAATAGGGTCTGTTCCGTCGTCAATGATGATCCACTCGATCCGATCTTTTGGATACGTTTGTTGCTCAAAGCATTTGATCATAAATGGAATAAATGGTCTGCGGTTAAAAGTGGGAGTGCATACGCTAATCATTGGATAAGTTAATAACGGATAAGACGAAGTCGAAGACGAAGGAGTTGGGTTTATATTTAAATTATTTTTATGCATATATATTAATTATCAAACTATATTTATATTGTTTAAACTAATTGAATATTATACATTTTCACTTTGGGCGCTTTTTTTGCTCTTCCTCCTTTAAACCCAGATCCGCCCATTTGTGAAGAACTTGCTTTATTTAGCACATCATACGGCTGATTTGTAACACCTATTTTATTGGCATTCGCTGCATTTACATCTGGTTTTAAATCAGACGGGTCGCATAAATTAATCGATGTATCTACTATGGGCACATCTTTTTGTGATAAAGAAGGAAACACTGCATTTTTCGCTACATCATACAATTCAGTCGGCACGTCTGTCACTAAAATTTTCATGCCAAAAATAAGTATTATAATTGCAATTGCCACTCCTGGCATATAAGAAGATCCCAAGTAGTCATTTGCTGCAGTAATTAGATTAAACATTACTAGTATTATTAGAAATGTCTTCTTATAATACAATACATTTTTTATAAAATTAAACAAATTCATTTTTTGCGGAGGATCTTGTTGTTCTTTCATTCTAACATAATAATTAGCGGATAATGCTTTGAAAAATGTGTATAATGTAATAAAAAACGGCGACAATACAGTAGACCAAAACCCGACTATTAAATAAACGTAAAACCAAAAACACGCAAACAGCCAATCAAATCCATGGTTGTCACTGGCATTTCCATTTAATGTTTTGGGGTAAAATACATGTTTAAATAAATCAGGTATATTTGACACATGTGATATTATACTGTAACAAAAATTGAGGAAATTAATTGCGGCTATTATCACTATAAAAAATAATGCAAATAAAATCATTGTTGCCCACTCAGGCAAATAATTCATGTAATAAAATATTTTTTGCAGAATTGTAAATGACATACACAAATTCGATTTTAATGCATCATATTCAAATGTCCAAAATGCACTTTTAAAAAGCGGCTCTTGATTGGGACCTTTTGGCGCGGCCTTCCCTAACAAACTGCACAACCACGTGTTTTTAAAGTTTTCCAAAAAATCCAATCCATTTGGATTAACAAAGTTGGCTTCCTGTATATTAAAACTAGTCGGCTCATCCCAAAATCCTAAACCAAAATACCCAAAATTTTTTACTGGGTTCATATAAATCAAATCCACAGGGACCGCTCTCATCTTTCCCTGTGCATATGGTTCCGCTTTAATGTCTGTTGGCAAAATATTCGCATCAGCAATCTTAGTAAGAAATAATCCAATAGATCCGAAAAATACAACTCCTACCAAAATGCCTGTTATAAGTCCGTTGCCGAATTTTTTAAAGAAATCTGGCCAACTTGCTGGTTTGGCAACGGATCCTTCTTCTTCAGCCTTTTTTTCATCAATCGCAGTAGGTTCTTCTGTTGACATTTTATAATAAATGTATAAAATAAATTATTATTTTATATATATGAAAGATACTAAATGCATTAATATTAATATTAACATGAACCTAGTTTTTAAAATCCTTACTGTATTTATTTATTTAGCTATAGCATGGATAATATATACTTATTTTTTTAGATTTAAAGAGGGGTTTGATCCCAATGCGTTACTAACATATGACAGCAACAGTCCTAAAAATAGCCACAATGTGGATGTAGTAAATAACAAATACAGTTGTTCCAATTTCTGTGGCCCTCAGTCACAATGTGCGCTAACAAGGGAACAATGCACTTCCGACATCGATTGTCAAGGATGCCAACCCAAAATAGATGCTCCTCCAAAATATTTAACTAATACAGAGGTTAAACCAATGAATGCGGCAGGCAAACTAACATGGACACAAGCCCCGCAGTATTCCCCGTTAACATCAGACATTGGGACAAAAGCGGCTTATGCAAAGCCAGGATCTAAACAAGCGGAGATTGATAGACCATATGAGGGTTACGATATGTGGACTAAATCATTTAATTTTGGATTGGAATTAGCGGATAGAAAGCTGGTTAACCAGTATTCACCGGAACCGGATGAATATAAATCAATTCCTGTGTATCCAGTAACTAGAAGTGCAACTGGGCTATTTTATGACACAGGACCGACTGCGTCAAATGCGGACATTTAACTCCGCTTTTTGATCGATTTGTTGCGCCCATATTTGCAGTGTTGTTTTTGTGAAAATCCTTTGGGTTTTTTACAATTTATGCTTTTTTTATACTTAAGTGACCATTTATGTCGTTTTTTCGCTGTTTTTGAAACCATATATAATATATAATATATATTTAAAAGCGGCTTAAAGAAACTGCAATTAATATATATATTTAAAAGCGGCTTAAAGAAATAAATCACTTGCCGATTATTGTCTCTTTGGCGACCTTAGTAATAATTTTGTCGATATTTTTCACCTGTTCTTCCGTTGTTAGTCCAGACATGGAATTTCCTACAATCTTCAGATATAAATCATTCTTTGTTGACTCCGCATCGGTGCAACCCGGATGCTTATTTTTCCATTCCCCAATCTTTTTAATATTTTCAAATGCAACTTGCTTTATTGCCTTTTTCAAAATTGGCTTATTTTCTTCTTCTTTTGTCCATTGATCATCATTTTTAATGTACAAAACCTCCCGCTTCAAATCCGAACAATGGATCGGTCTTTTATTAATATCCAACTCTTTCAGGTTTTTATTCATTATTCTAGAAACTCCTTCTATATATCCTAGTCGCCCAGTTGCTTCTAAATCATCTAGTTCAACCTTAATTGAACTAACAAATTCACTAATATTTAGCGCATCCTTGCATTCCTCATTTAAAAAGATCTGCAAGTTGAATGTCTTGTTGTGCGAATTATTCGTATTCGTATTGTTATTTGTAATAGTTACCGATTTTTTAGCCAATTCAATTAACGACTGTTGAAGCTCTTGATTTTGTTTCAGCAATTGTATTATTAGAAGTTCCTTGTCAAAAGTATCTGAAACTTTTTCCTCTATTTTAGGTTCGATTATCTCAACCGGTTGTTGATGTGTGCATTTTTTTCTATGAGTAAATAAACTTTGCTTGTGTTTATATTTTTTTCCGCATAAACAGACATATTGGAAGTCTTTTTGGTCAGTATTGGTAAGTATTTCATGCTTGTTGGTCTGGAGGTGTCTTATGTAGTCTTGTTTCTTAGAGCATTTATAGTCACAATTAATGCATGAAAAATCAAGTAAGTTTTTGGGAGTTTTTGGGTCAGTCATCCGGTCAGTATACTATACTTACCGAAAAAACTCCCTAAATCCTTTTTTAAAAAATAGATAAATTTTTACCGTAACAAATTTTTGCACAGAAAAATCAAAATGAGAGCATTATGCTCACAAATGCATTTTCGGATGCACTTTTTTCAAAAGTCTTTTGGGGTTTTCAAAAATGGACATTTTTAAAAATGTCCAAAACCTAAAAATATTTTCCAATTTATTGCAGAAAAGTATAGGAGTCTAGAAAATTGGACATTTTTAATTTGTCAACATTTTACGCCGAATTATAAGATTTTGTTACCATATATGCAGCGAACCAATGCATACTATGCGACCAATTTGGCAGCATTATGCAGTCAATTTGTGCCGGCATTCCACGGCCTAATACATGTCAATAATTTGAGACCATTTATGCTCACAAATTATTTCAGAATTTCATCGGGTTTTAGACCTATGTTTTGTTGATTTTCCGGCAGATTTCCTCCTTAACAGTTAACTCACGGTTGTCTAAGATTTGCTTTGTTAGATCTGTCGCTACCTCCGGCTGGTCTTTGTAGAACCGCTGTAATTCAGCAAGCAGATACTTGGCAGAAATGGGTTTCTTAGTCTTCTTCTGTTTATAAAGCAATGCACCACCATTGATGTCGAAACAATCGATGGCATTTGTTTTCATGATTACTACTAAATTATCAGTTAAGGTCTTTTTTCTTGCTGTTTTTTCCTTAATGTCGGTTTTTGCCTTGACAATATCATTGTCTAATTTGATCCACTCTTTGATGTTGTTGATCATCTCTTCTTTGGTCGCTTTTACACAAGGAGATTGCGCTGGCGCTACAGATGCATCTGTTACAAGTTTTTCTTCAACCTTTTGTTCCATGATTAATATTAATTATATATTTAATATTAATTTTAAGTGCTTTTAAATAAATTTATTATTACATGCCTGCATATTTTTTGCCAACTGTAAGCCACAAGCCTACACAAACAATAGATCCGAGAATGTAACCTTGACTGAGACCTTCTCGTCCTTTAAAATATTGGCCAATTAGAGGACTAATAACACACGCTAATAAAGCATAGAATGCCATCACTTGCCAAAACGCATCAACCATTTGTATATAGTAGATAAAGAGATTTTTATTTTTACTTTGGAGTATGTCTTTTGCATAAATTATTATCACTTGTCGCCTTTTGGCCACAAGCTTCTCCCTTTCTTGGACCGGTTTTAAGCAACGCAACACAACAACTCTTTAAGCAAAGAGTTGGGTTCTCTTTCGCTGCACTTTTTGCCGCCTTCTCTGCACTTTTTGCCGCCTTCTCTAAAAGCTTTGCCTCGATTTTCTTCTTATTAATCTCCAATTTAAACGCCTTCACTTCGGCTCTAACATGATTAGGGCAAAATAATTTTGTAGACCCATCAGGAGCGACAATTGAAGTCGCATAACAATTATAACATGGCACAGTCTTACCGTTTACTAAATTTAGTTTACAACATTTACCCTGGACAAACTTATAACCATACAACATATAAGTATAATTTGAAGGCACTGTAGACGGAATATAAGAAGTTTTAACAACGCGATAATCAACGTCAGTTGTGTTTACGCCGTATTTTTTTTGAAACGGTAAATCGTCATAAAAAGGTAAGACGGTGAATTGTATGTGCCTGCAATAAGGACACTTGATGTAATAATCTAGATTGGAGTCGCGAATTTTCTGAATATCTTTTTTAGACAAAACGTCGGTAGTATAAGACTGGAAATCAAATTTCTGTTTACAAATTTCAGTATATAGTGCGTCATAATTGAACGCATGTTTGCATTCTAATGTGACAAAATTTGCGAGCAGTTTTTGCCCACTTATTTCACAAACCGGTGTTTGATCGTTATCTTTATCTTGGTCACTGTCATAATCTAATGAACTATATAGCGATCCATAAAAATCGACATTTCCTTCTATTTTATAATTAGGCATATTATATATATCTTTGCAATTAATCTTTAAATTTATTTTATTTTATTTAGTTATAAATATGTCACCTAGTCAGTGGGGCCCGCCAACATGGATGTTTATACATACTCTAGCAGAAAAGGTGAAAGAAGATCAATTCCCAAAAATTGGACAGCAAATCATAGCAAATATACAGCAAATTTGTTATAATTTACCCTGCCCAGATTGCGCGGATCATGCAAAAATATTTTGGTCAAAAGTGAAGGTTGGAAATATACGCAGCAAAATTGACTTAATTAATCTCATGTATGTGTTTCATAATTGCATAAATAAACGTAAGAATTTGGGACCATTTAAGTATGATCATTTGGTTTACTATAAATCAAATAGCATAGTGGGGACATTCAATAATTTTGCGAGAAATTTCAATACTAAGGGGAATATGAAATTGCTGACGGAGTCGTTTCATCGAGGCCGTTTATTATCATCATTGAAGGGATGGTTGATGACGAATATTGCTTCATTCGATGCATAGTTAAGGGTCCCTTACTTAGTAGATCTGATATTTGTTTGCCAAATAATCCACGGCAATATCCTCTTCCTCGTCATTTAAACGAATTCCTTCTCTACTTAGTTTGTCAATAATATCCTGATATTGTGCCATATCTCGGTGATCTGATGAAAGGCTATTAACTATTTTATCTATTTTTGCTAAAAGTTTTTTTGTAGAAGTAGGAATATGTGATTTACCATGTGTTTTACGAGTTAATGCCTGATAGGATCTCATTTTTGTTTTTGTTTTGTTCCAATTGTTAGCTGCACGTATGTTGATGGTCATAGTAGGAATGTCTTTATACAAAGCCTTTGGAGATTTAGATCTAGATCTGGTTCTAGGGTTTCCATTGGGGCTTGTCTTGGGTTTAGACTTGGGTTTAGACTTGGTTTTAGACTTGGTTTTAGACTTGGATAAGGGCTTGGGGCTCGACGAATCATGCACTTTTCCAGTAGGATGTTTTTTAAATCGTTGACTAGAATAATAAGAAACCGCAGTAGCAACAGGATTTAAATATATATTGTTAATCCCCATATGCGTCAATGTCTTCTTAAGAAAATTCAATAATTTTGTTCCTGCCCCCTTTGTCTGTTGTTTTTGATTGCTGCAAAATGCTTGTATTTTTGCTGATCCCGCAGTTGGCGACCATTTGAAAACCATTAAAGCAAGAACATGAAAATCAGTCGGATCAGCTGGATTAACATCTAAAGATAATAAAGTAGCATAAGTTGGTTTATTTGCATTATTGATTAAATATTGAATATTAATACCTTTTCCGTCTTTAGAACAAAAGGTGTTGTCTGTTTCACCTTGTCGAATATGTTGGTCGTAATATTCATCAAATCTGTTATTATATGTATCATTATTTATCCGAGTAACACCGAAATCGTTCATCATTGTGGACGCAATGTCCATTGTTTTTGACGCAGGGT